GGTTACCAACGGGGGGGAAGCGTCTATCACCTCTTCCCTCCCAACACGTTTTGATATTAGATCGGGTAGATTCACACGATATACTGGGAGTATTGTGAAGGACACGTCGGAACGTTGATAGACTCCAGTTGGTGGTAGGGAGTCCAGAACTCCCCGTAGGAGAGTTTTTGAGCCGCTGGCTCGAACCCGCAGGCGCGGACTTTGATTTCATCAAGGTGGCCGGGGCTTGGGACGGATTACATTGAATTGATATAGTAGCGTCTTATGCGGATTCTATGGCTAAAAAAGCACCTGCGATAAAAATACCAACGAACAGAACCTTATTCTATGAATCGGGGAACGTGTCTTCCGGAAACTGGACGTCTGGTATGAAGTTTAATTTAGTGCGCGATTTCGCAGCAGTAAATAGACATAATGTGGCACACACTACTTCTAAAGGTGTTCCACTAGTATATCGATGTGCTGTAACGATCATGACTCGACCATACCCGGCCGCAACTTATAATGAAGTTTTTGGCGAGGATGTTAATCAAGTACAGTTGGCAGAGATACATTTGGCACCAAATACCTGGGTCCTCCGGAACGCTTTCGTTAAAGCTCATGCTGCTAGAGAAAGTATGTTTAAGCTTCAAGGCGTATCTAAGAAAGATAGGGGTGCTTATTCCAGGACTATTCGTCCGACTTGGGATGACACACCAGATACGTTCTTGACACCACAAAAGGCATTAACTGGCGGTGGCACAGCATATGACATGGGTACATGGGATTATTCTGCGCTTAAACAAGATGACGGCGATCTACTTCATCTTAAGACGATCGGAGATGATAGTGTATCAAGTCTTTACTTAGATAGTAGACGTCAGATAAGACCCGATTCTAATAGCGACGGGGATTCAGAAGATCAGCCTGTTGATAATAATATATTTAACAAGCTGTTATCACCAACTTTAGGAATATCCTCTAAAGATGATGATGTTGTGGCTTTGGCTAGGGATGAACAAGATAATCCTCCTTATTCTCTTGATAACAACGGTGATCATACCGAAAAGATACTGGCAGGGCGACAATATATTGGCGCTATGTCCGGTTTAACCTCCACAGAAGTGTACGACATACCTTTGGGGATTTTTGAAATGCAACCGATGAATGCGTATGCTGATGGTGGAGCTAACAAAAGCCGAGGTTTTGATATTAAAGTTGAAGTACTTGGCGTATATCCAATGTAAGGATTTAATATGAAAATCGAAGCAAACCCAACACCAGAACAATTGAAGTGGATCGTATTGATTCTTTTAATTAGTGCAGGCGTAGGACACGAGCAGTTAATGATAATGGTGGGATTGTAAAGATGAGACCGCAGACCGCAAACGATTATTCGAGCATGTCTCGGCAACAAGCGATCCAGTCTATGTATGGACCAAGTAGCGTTGATATATCTCAACATATAAATAAACCAATAACAAAAGAAAATGCAATGAGGGCCGTTGGTACGGTGTCTGCTTTTGCGGGTGGACCGTTAAGTCTTACATTACGGTTATTTTTATATCAACCATTGAAATATGCGTTGATAGATTATTTGGGAGACAAAGTAAACCCACAAACTCCTGATGTGGTTGTTGACAAATATACAGAGTCGATTCTAGCTGAGGTGATGTCTTCCCAGCGATCCGAAAGTAGGCTAGAATCGGCACCTCGTTTTATTAGACCGAAGAAAAAGGAACGATTATATAGAAAATAATTGGCAATAAAACATTTTCACATTACTGTGGCAAACAATAGTCCAGGTCAATTATTGGACAAACAAACCCCAACCTTAATCCTATTAGTTGGGTGACTGCGATACTGTTGCACAGAGCAGTTTTTGGTGGCGCAAACAGGCGACGCAGTCGCGCGCCAGTGGCCTTTTTTGAAAAAGGCCCACACCCCAAAATGAAGGGCGATAGCGGTATGGGTGGGGGAAATCGAGCGGAATAGTCATAAATGAAGCGGTTATCGGGATAAATGGGAAGACAGATGATAACGATAACGATAGAAGATGAAGATGATGTACGATCATTATTTGAAATAATGATGGAAATGAGACAGTACCTTGATTGTCTCAGTGGTGAATGCGAGTGCGAGAGCAGGGATGACAATGAACATTCGATGTGTTAATTGTTTACAGACTAATCCAAACAAAGGCGTGTGCAAAATTATGCACAAGACATACCTATGTATTGATTGTTATCATGAGGTTGATTGGAAATGATCAGTTGGTTCTGTCCCGAATGTCATCAACCAGTGTCAATTAAGAACTCTAAATGGTCGAAGTTAGAGTACTGTTATAATTGTAAAAACTATTGTTACGCTGAGTGGAGGCATTGGTAATGCGTTTAACTCATTGCGTTGTTTGTGGTAAAAGATTCAAGAAACGCTGGTCGAAAGAGAAAGTGCGCCGATGCGCAGCCTGCGTTAGGAAGAGCGGATGGAGCTGGAGTGGAGATTATGGATATGATAGATCCAAATAAGAAACAGTTAGATCTACCAAGAGAACCTTGCCCCTGGTGTTCTACAGCTTGGAGTCAAATAGGTAAGCCATGCAAACACATATATGCTAGGCTAAGGTGGGAAGCAAATAGGAACGCCAAGGACTGTACCGTAGGAGAGCCGGTTAATACCGGGGTAAGTTTGGTTACCAACGGGGGGGAAGCGTCTATCACCTCTTCCCTCCCAACACGTTTTGATATTAGATCGGGTAGATTCACACGATATACTGGGAGTATTGTGAAGGACACGTCGGAACGTTGATAGAC